CTCCAAGCCACTGGAAGTCAATATAAACCAGTTGTGTTTTTGAAGTATCAATATTGAACTTGGAAGGACCAGTTCCATCACAAGGATCAATATTCCATTCTGATTGAGGAACTCTTCTCTTGTAGGTTCCTACTGTCGCTTCACTAGCACTACCGCCAGCATAGGAACGAATTACAAAATTGAGTGTGCCGTTGTTTGTGCCGTTGGAAGTTCCATTTCCAACTTGCTCAAAGTAAATACCATCTCTATCATCAAAGTATCCAGTTCTCTTCGTTACATTCTGCTGTGCGTAACCAAAGCATACCGAACTAAAAATGACTTGTGATTTGCCTGGTTGATAATGATGATAGAACTTTGTTTGGTGAGTAGCGCGAGAAGCAACATTAGATGTTGTTGTCATCGTAGCACATGCTTTATTCACGTTATATTGAATATCGCCACCATTCAATTTTTTATCGTTGAAGTTAGGGTCAATAGCATAGAGGTGCTTATAGTCACCGAGAGTGAATGTCTCAGCAACTCTCAAACGACCGAAAGCATCAGTAGCAGTCGCACCAGTTCCAGCAGTAAGATTACCGAAGTTATCGGCAATCATAACTACTTCAAAGTTTGTTTTTTCCTGTGGAAGAAAATCTTCGTAGTGTTTGCTATACTGTGCCATTAGTTTGTAAAGGCGATTTTAGTTACTTTTACATTAGATCCACCTGCTGATGCTGCCATTAGTTGATCAGCATTTTTCTGAACATATACAACCTCATATTCTTTCATGGTAAAAGAACCAAGGATATTAGTATCAGTAGAATCTTTTACTAACAATGCTGACATAGCATTCTGATTATTGAATACTCTAACTAGAGTAGCACTACCAACACTACTTGAAGCAGTCAAGTTAGTTTCTTGGTTTAATAACTTAAGAACTTGCATCGTATTTTCCGTTTATTTTCTATTTATTCTTGGCAGCATCTTTAATCATCTTTTGAAGATCTGCCGTGGTGCCAATAAACATTGTGTTATTGACAGTAGTTGGAGTTGATTTTTTATCTTCTTTACCAAGATTCTTCATCTTATGCTGAAGGTCAATCAGTTTGTCAGTCATGTCTGAGACCTGCTTCATAGCGTTCACAGCAACCTCATACGCTCTGGGGTGCCCAGATTCCTGAGCAACCTCTAAGGCACCTTGTACCGCCTCCTGACCCTGTGAGATAAGAGTGTACAGTTGTCCTCTGGTATATTCATAATCTTTAGTAGCATCAATAGATACTTCACTGTTTGCTTGTGTAATCATTTCAGTTGTCTGTTCAATCGGTGCTATATCAAAAATCTCTTCCATGTTATCTTCAAATTTACTCATAGTAGTGTAATTCCTTCATTAAATCCAAAGTCATCGTCTGGCATAAGTAATGCATCATCCGTAGCATCAACATCACCATCACCATCCTGATCGCCTAAAGCTCTTGGAGTTACGTCGTAACGAACTGCTCGTCTGTGTTCTTGGAAATCACCAAGACTTTCAAATACTGTTGCCTTACGAATAATTTGAGAATCTGTAACAGGACCATACAAATATGTTTTTAAAGTAAATGATAGAGTATAGATAATAGCTCTTCTACGCATCATGTCATCTTCGTAATCATCCTCATAACTAATGTTGTTTAGGATAATTGGTAAATCTTTTTTCTCATCCATCTCTGGAATTAGATTTACTGTGACATTAAAAGATGGTTGGAAGTATGGTAAAATTTGTTCTAGAATCTGTAAAGCATCATCTTGATTTTTTGATAAAATTCCAAGTTCAAATTCAAGATTATATGGGACAGGCATATACTGAACACTTACAGAATCAGCATCTGCCTTCTTTAAATATTTTTGAATTGGAGATGTTTTCCTTGACGGGTCGTATGATATACTAGTCATCTCAAAAGAGATGCGAGGCATTGTGATACTTACTTTGCGCTCGGTGCTTGGATCTTGATCTAGACGAGCAAGGAATTTACTCTTGGGTCCATAAGCAAGAGCTACTTTTTCTTGACGAATTACTGCGTTAGTATCTGGATCTCTTTTTTCAACTTGAATATTGTTGAAAATAGTTCCAAATGCTTTTACATTTTTTTTAATAATTTCGTGGTAAAAATGATTTCCTAACATTAGAATACTCCCATATCTCCATACTCACCAAATGGATTGTCTTCGTTGAAGTCAATAATTTGATTAGCTTTATCTTCATACCATTTATTTTCAGCATTATCATAGTTATCAATATCAAAATCAATCGTCGAGAAAGTGTCTACAACCCAAGATGCATTACTTGTCTGACCTACCAAAGCAATATTTTGTTGTAAATCACCATTTATATATGTTAATCTTAGTTTGCGGGTGGCAGCAATCCATTCAGCAACTGTTGCTTTTGTGATAGTTGCTACACCATTAACAGTGTATGTTTGTCTTACTTCTTCCCCGACAGTGTATGTTCCTGATCCACCAATCTTTACTGTCACGGGGAACACATGGGATTCTTGTGTTAAATCATCAATCTCTGGATCTCCAGTATTGAAGTAATTATCTGCGTTCTCAATAAGTTCACATGTTAAAGAAAAAATATAATTTTTTCCTAACTGATAGAATGGAACTTCTCTTTCTACAAATTTAATTTCATATAAATTTTTTGTCATTGGAACATAAAGAAGATCTCCCTCATTTGGTCTATCTGGAACTCTCGTATTGATTTCTGTTTCTACATAATTAATCCAACGTCTTTTGGATACTGCGTATGTAATCTCGTCACTCAATCTAAGACCAAACTTAGACATTGCTACAGCACCAGAACCACCAAATCCTTCGACGTTAATTAACATCATTTCAATCATTACCTTATCTTCAAACTTAGACAAGATAACATCATTGAGTGTTTTATCAATCAACATAGTATTTGGCACGTAGATAACATCCTGCCCGAACAACTTAATCTGCTCGTCCACAAGATCTTGAACTAAAGTTTGTTCGTTGGATGTTCCACCAAATTGGGTGAAGTATTGACTTTTTGCCATTATCCGATCATATCTAGTGGTGGTAGTTCATAATCAGAAATCATCTTGCTTTCAATCTCATCAATTTCTCTAAGAGCATCTTCATATAACTGACGACCATTATATGATACACCGCCAGGTAACTGAACGTTATTGAACTTGATTAGGTTCTGACCCCACTGACGCTTGATGAGAGCAGTAACATATCTTTTTAACCAAAAGTCATCCCAGATTTGAGTGAACTCATTTGGATCTAATGCTCTGTAACAATCAATAAGAAGATAAGCGTCTTCTTTAATTCGATTTACGTCAATGTCAACATAGAGTTTATTTTGTCTTTTGTTAAAACGATACTCTACAAAAGCACCAGTATTGATAACCATATCAAGAGTTTCAAAATATTGTTTAATCATATAATAGTTTGTCATATCAAAATTGCCATATGAAAATGTTCCGCCTGAAGAAATGGCAAACAAATCCATAAGATAATATTGGTTTGATAGACCAAACAGATCATTCCTAAGAAAATTAGATGATACTCCAAATACCCTTGAGATACCAAACACATGGTCTGGCACTTCAATAAAATTCTTTCTGTTCTCCCATGTAGCTTCGTCGGGTGCTAAAGTGTTTGTGAGTTCGTCAGAATCTTGAAAACGTGTTACATCATCAGCAGTTAATTGGTGTTTAAGATACATTCTTTCCGAACCGTCAAAATGACGTTCGCGGAAGAACTGTAAAGCATCATCAATACAATCTTCTACTTGTTGACTATCAACATTAATTTCTAAAACAGGTGCTCCAAGTTTTCGTAGACAATAATTTTTTAATTCAGTTCTTGTTGCTGGTTTTGACGCCGACATTTACCAGTCCTATATTTATTTCCTAAAGATATTTATAAAAAAAGAGGGGGTTGCCCCCCTCCCTGAAGTATGTTGGAAATGAATCAGGCTTGTGATTCAACCCATGTGAGACGCGCTGTGACGGTTGTAGCAGCGGTAGTGTCAGTTGGAACAATAGCAAGAGTGAGAACGTCAGGACCGTTTGGATAGACATAATCACCACCGAGGATGCTATTACCAAGTTCTACAAGTTCCTTGAGTTCTTGTGTGATTGGTGAGTTAACA